TAAGCTGACAATTTTCGTAACTATGCAAGTCACCTGCTAACACAGTTTGCCAACGTTGAAACTTTTCTAGTGGTACTTCGCTTGTAACGTGTGGAGGAATATTTCCACGTACATGAGTTAACAGTACACTATTATTAAACTGATCAGGATCAAATGTTTTTATAAAATTGTAGGGAATAACATCTACTGTATCTAAGATAGTAGTACAAGTATCTAAGATATGCACCAGACTATTTACTCTATTAACCACTTGTTTTAAGTTGGTTAGGAAACTGGTATCTTTTTTAAGCATTTCATGATTACCAGTATAAATGTACGTTGGTTTAACACAACTGGTTACAAAATCAAAAAATACTTCTAGTTCTTGCATACTAGGTAGTTTGTCGAATACATCGCCGCCAACCACAAATACATCACATAGTGCTTGATGTGTTTGTAACTGTTGCCACAGTAGATTATACCTATTTAAACTCCACTCAACAGGAACATTTTTCTGACCTAGTTTAATATGAACATCTGCTGTAAATAGTAATTTCATATTAGTAGAGGCGATAAAGCCCTGCTGCGGTTTAGGCAACAGGGCTTTTGGTTAACCTAGTTCTTTTACTGCTTCCGACTCTGCGGAATCTTCGGAATCACTTTCTTGATCTTGTGCCTCCACGATTTTATTAAGCAGAGCTAAAACTTCGTCGGCTTGGGGTCGAGGGAATTTTTCATCAATCGACTTTGCCGAATCAGCCAGTGCTCGTTCTTCAGCAGTTAGCTTGCGAGGCTTACAACGCAGGACTTGAAGTTGATATTCAACGTTAAAGGGAAGCGGGCCTGTTTTGACACGCTTAAATACTACATCCCATCCGGTTTCATAATCAGTAGGGTCACCTAAATCTTCTGCTGCAGTTACAATTTGTTCGAACAGTTTCTTTTTAAGATTTAGTGCGACTACTTTTTGATTTTTGATGTCAATGCAGTTTACTGAGTAACTCCAGTTACACTTGAGATCTGGAAAAAATTCTGGTACGTGATCAGTTTCAACATTGTCGAACTTTTCTTTTTCACGATTAAATGCAAGGCACTCAACCGGAATATCTTTGTTATTACTGCCCTTGAGCCAGTAAATATAACGAGGAAGAACTCCTCCAATCAACCTAACAGAATTCTCTCCGTCTTTGTATTCGTAAGATTCTACTTTGTTAGACTGTGCTTTGCCTTTGGTTTGCTTAAATGATAATGCCACTTTTATCCTCGTATTTAAAATACAGTTTGTTTTCTTTAAGTTTTATTAAGGGATTGTATTTAATTGCAGAAATATTTAGGTCTGGAAAAAAGCTCAAATCTAAGTAAGTTATGCCGTAGTTTTTATAAATAAAATAATCTCGTCTTGCGGCTAATTTTAGATATTGAGCTTTATAGACCGTATCAGTTAGTTTGTCGTTGAAAAAATCTTTGGGATTTATCAAAAAACTCAAACCTTTCAGAGATTTTTTAAGCGGCTTATACTTCTGGTATGCAGTTTTAGGTATAGTTTGCTTAATGTACCAATAATATAAGGCTTGTATTAAATACTCTGAATCGTTTTTGGTTTCTGCTTCTAACACTTCTAAGTTGAAAAACAACATTACTTCTCAACCTTAACTAATATTATATCAGAATTGAATAGCGATGACAAGTTAAAATTTTACACGGTAATAACTTCCCAGCCTTTGCGAAGATAAAGGCTTAACCTATCGTTATTCTGCTTTCTATCAGTATATCCAGCAAATTGAATATCCAATACTTCAGGTGGATTTTTCTTATCTGGATGTTGACGCTGTATTCGCCCAATAATTTGTTCTAGTAATGCGTCATTGCTGCCAATTGGTGAAGCCAAAATAACACTACTTAAAATATTTATTGAAATGCCTTCTGAAAAGATTTGTCTGCTACCAACAACGCACATCTTTTGTTTGCTGAGTAACTGCTCTTTGGCAAGTTCTCGGGCCTCATAATCTGTGTCGCCAGTAACCAACACACACGTTTCACCAACATATTCAGCAACCTGTTTTAAAAATTCAACCCTATCAGCCATTACTAATACACTGTGACCAGCCACTACTTGCGCCAGTGCCACACCAGCAATAAATCTTATATAATGGTCATCTGTTAGCAGCTTGGTAACACGTTCAGCCCACGGCAGTTGAGGGTCTAGTTTATGAGTAGTTTTTAATAGCTTTACTACTGGAGTAAGAGTATCACTTTGTGGTGGTTGATATACTTTAGTACCAAAATAGTCAGGAAACATTTTATGTTTCCCATCTTTGCGTACCATTGTTCCACTCAGTGCTATACGATACCTAGCATAACTGCTATCTACAAATTCTGTAAACATTGTGGCCGGACAGTGATGAGCTTCATCCAAAATAATAGTACCGAACTCTTTAGCCAATTCAGCACTGTATTTTTTTAAACTTTGAATGTTGCCTACCACTATAAAGTGATCTTCGATATCATACTTTCCGCTACCGATTACACCAGGTTCCATTCCAAATAATTGTATACACTCAGTAATCCATTGATCTCTCAATGCTGTTGTATGTGTAATTACTAATGTTTTTTGACCCAGCTTTTTAGCAATATGTAATGCGGTAAAAGTCTTGCCCCATCCTACAAGAGCATTAATAAAGCAAGTATCAGATACATCATCATAAACAACTTGTTGAGCTGCTCTGAGGGGATATTTAGCGTCAGGAAAGGGAACAACATTATTTACTCTCTTGTCAACGATTTCATATTCTGGAGGTATTAGATCCAGTCTGCCTTGTGGAATAGAAATTATACCTTTTACTAAATTTTTGTAAGTCTTGATAGTTTCTACACTAGCAACTGGACCTGTTTTCTTTGTACCAGTAAAACTTTTATTAAACTTGTATGTAAGCTGACCTTCAATAAACTTCCTAGCTGCTGGACCCGGATCATCAATATAAATTCTATTAGATATTACTGCTTTAGCCATTATACTGTTCTCCAAGTTTCTTTATACTTGGCTTCATAGATTCCATATAGTACCGGCATTTTATTTATTAATAGTACGCCAGCCCAAACGTGTTGTGCATGGGGTTTGTATAATACTTTAAATCGCATAGCATTTTTTAAACACACTATGTAACCAAAACCCCCGCTGGAAATAATTTTTTCAATTTCAAAAAATCGCAGTTTGGCGCGTGTTGTTTTTTTATAAGTAAATACTTTTCCTAAGCTATCTATAAACCAGCTATTGCTTTTTGCTAATTTTATAAAATCACCTAAAAAGTATATAGCGTCCTTTAGTGGATAGATCCTGGCTGAACGATTTTTTACAAGTTGTAGTCTACGTTCAGCCAGTGTATTACCAACTAAATTCTTATCGTCAATAATTCTATAGTTTGATACATAAGTAGCAGAGTCTTGCTTAAAAGACTCTGCTACTGTAAATACTAAATTATTGATTTGCTCTGGACGTTTACTTAGTTTCCAGACCGGCCAGCTTATCTCCTGCAACCGTGTAGTATTCAGAGAATTTTCCAAAACTATAGTCATCGCCAATATCTTGATCTACACCAATAGGGCTATTGTGAATACTACATCCCCGATCTTTTTGTGTGGTTTCGCGCAGCAGTTTACAATATGCCTCAACATCTTCATCTTTTACTAGCGCAACAATAGAGTCGTGTACAAGCATAAAGATCTTTGCATCAAGTTTTAGATCTTTGATAGCATTGGCAGTTTCCATAGCGGCAAGCAAGTTAATGTCACTAGCCAAACTTTGCACTTCTGAATTAATACCACTGCGCACTTCGTGAGCTGCAATACCTTTATCAGTAGAAAATACATTAGGCAAACGACGTTTACGACCAAAAAAGCTATAAGTAAAACCATTTTGTTCAATAAACTCTTTACGACTGGTAAGCCAAGCCTCCAGTTTGTTAAATCGCCTAAAGTATGCTTCAATATCCTGTTTTGCTTGTGAAATAGGATAAGTTTCGCCAGTTGCTTTCGAAACAGTTTCTGATACTTTTTTAGCCCCTGAGCCATACAAAATACCAAAACTAATAGCTTTAGCACTTTGACGCATTGCTGGATACATCTTCTTGACTTCATCTACACTACAAGGTAGATTAAATACCATATGTGCAATAGAACTATGAAAGTCTCCGCCACTTGAGAATACTTTTTGCAAATTTTTGTCGCCACTGAGTACAGCAGCATAATACATTTCAGCAGTAGTCAAGTCTTGAGATACAATCTTGTAGCCTGCGGGAGCCACAATACATCCTTTGATAATAGGATCATCTCGTGGGACTTGTTGTGCATTAAATTTACCGCTACTACTCAGTCTACCACTGGTAGTAAAAATAGCATTAAAGTTGGTACGAATACGACCATCGCGATCTAGTTCAGGCAGGATTTTTTGCACATAAGTATTCTGAATTTTAGTCAGTTTGCGTACTTGCAAAATAGCTGCCGGCAACTCATGTTGCTCACTCAATTCCTGCAAGACTTCAGCATCTGTTGAAATTGCACCAGTTGCAGTGCGTTTGCCAGTAGGCTGCAACCCCAGATAATCAAAAAGTACCTCGCGCAACTGCATTACACTATTAGGATTAAAAATCTTACCAGTATTTTGTTCAAACAGTTTTACAGCATCAAACTTGTAGATTTCTTCTTTGGCTGCTTCAATCTTTTCAGTCAAAAACTTGTCTGCTGCCAACATACGCTCACGACTAATAGGAATGCCGACTTCTTCCATGTCCATCAAAAATAACGTACCAGGAATCAGGATATTTTCATAGACGTTTAACAGTTTAGGATTTTTTTGAACCATTGGCCAAAACTTGTTAAAGAGTTCTAGCGTAACCGCTGTATCAATACTAGCATATTGACTAATAGTATCAAATGGAATCAAGTCATAAGTAAAGTCCTGTTGCAGGATTTTATTTTGTGCACAGTACTTTTGCTTAAACTGTTCTAGTTCGCTATCATAGTCACCGTAATTGGTGTATTTAAGCGCCAGTTCTTTTAGACCATGTGAATCAGTTTCATCCAGTACATAGTGCATAACCATAGTGTCGTGCACAGCACTACGATTAAATTCCAAACCAAAATGATAGTTTAACATTTTGTAGTCAAACTTCATGTTATGAAAAATGGTGGAATACTTCATGGCAATCTTTTGCAGCAGCTCTAAACATTGTTCATCAAGTGCATCTGCCATCAAATAACGCCCATGTCCTGGTTTATAGCTCATAGAGATGCCAAGCACATACCCGTCTCGTGGGTACAAGCCAGTTGTTTCAGTATCCCATGCCACATAGCCTTGGGCATTGTTGTATACTTCTTGCAAGAACTCCAAGCACTGTTGCGTGCTGCTAAGGCCAGCGAAATCACCGCTGCCTGGGCCCGTAGCTGTACCATTATAATAGCCCATGATCTTTTGTACTGCGCGATCAAAGTCAGGCTTACCCTCTGGTTTAAAAGTAAGCATAGCCGGATTGGTAATGCATACAAACTTGTCATTGACTAGCTGTCCAGCATAATTAGTTACACTAGACACTTTAGCATACTCTTTGGCTGCTTCAGCACCTACCAAGATTACCAAATCATATGGCTCATGGTCAAATTCCAGATCCACATCCTTTTTAAGCAGTTTTGTGATTGGCACACTACTCATGTGGAAATGGTCAAACTCAAACTCAAAGTAATCTGAGTAACGAGTCTTATTAGGTGCTTTATCAATAATAGCTACTTTTTTCATATAAAATTTTCTATTTCCAGTTTTTGTAGATCGGGACTAAACCTTAAACTTATCAAAAATCTTGGCTTATTGTGCATTGAAATACCTCTGTGTGGTACTTTTACATTTACAAACGCACAATTACAACTTTCTAATCTTGTTACTTCTTCTACTGAATATACGGCATATTCATTATAGTTTACAGAATTACCTGATGACAAATAAGATAAATTCTTAAAAGTATTAGGTTCTTTTTCTTTATACCATACCGTATATGTATTATTACAGTTTAATACTGGTATATTTAAAGCGTATATTCTATTGGGATCGTTGGAGTCTGTGTGAATATTCATATCTTTATTATTCAGCACAGAAACTCCAACTCCTTGCCACCTATCAAGTAGATTTTTTGTATTTAAGTATTCTGTAAGTAAAGTCCACTTAGGTTTTAATACTGCACTATTTACAGCGTAGAATCCTGTTTCCACTCCTGTAAGACTATTAGACATATACTGTATAATTTGCTGCTGTATATTGCCAATGTTTGGTATACTTATCACTTTATAATACATTATACTATAATTAGGTTAGCTTGTCAACTTTATCTTTTTACATATTCTGCAATACCGTTAACAGTTTCTTGATCCATATCTCCTGGATCTAAACCATCTGGTAATTTAATTACTTCAGCCACAAACCCAAGTGCTTCAATTTTTGGTTTTAACTCTTGTGCTGCACGATTTCCGGCCTCATCGCCATCAAACATAATGAATATGTGTGTGATGCCTTGTGCCTTAAATGTAAATAATTTTTGATCTATATTGTTTTGTAGTGTGTTTGTACCAAAACAACAAGCCGCATTATGCAGACCTTTATCATAAACATTTAAGAAATCAAATAGTCCTTCTACTAGTACAAGACTTTTTGCATCTTTTGGAGCAGCTGCAGGAAATACTGGCATAGTAACACCACTAGGATAATTGATATACCTTGGATTCCCATTGCTTAACATATGCCTGCACACAAATACTAGAGTACGATCTAACACATCTGTGATTGGAAAGCAGATACGATCTTCTAATTTAGGCTCTTTAGTATTGTAGAATGCACCAAACTTTTTAAGAGTAGCAACACTAATTCCACGAAAGGTTCTAGTAATTGGAATACTTCCAGCCGGCAATTCTAAACTATATTGCTGTTGTAGTTCTAGTAGTTTTTGTTTTAGTTTTACAATTTTAAGCGGAGTAGGATTAGTTAAAACTCCAAAATGCTTAAAAATATTGCCTTTAAAGTGGCAAGCAAAACAATGAAAAGCCCCAGTTTCGCGGCTGATCCGTAAACTGGGGTTAGAGTCGGGATGTTCAGGGTTTAAACACTTAACTACATAGTCGCGCCCACTTACTTGAAATCCTACTTGTTGTTTTTGCAATAATTCTAGAACAGCATCATGCATAATATTAAATTAAATCCTGTGCAGCTTCGTCTGTTTTTTTGCTGTTAACTCGTTTTACTTTTTGTTCGCTGGCTGGCTTGTCAATTGTTTGTGGACTAATTCGTAGTGTATCCCAGTCAATAGGGCTAGTAAAGCTCATTTCTTTACCACCACGAATCTTTGTAGTTTCAAAGCTAATGGCTTGTTGCTCTTTGCTATGAGCTTCCATAACTAGCGCAATATCAGCAGCATCCAAAATGCCTTTGGCAAAGCGAGCCTCACCAGTTGCATCAATTTGATACGGACTAACCATTACTACTTCGTATTTTCTAGCCAGGTTTTTAAGTCGTTTTGATACTTCAATCTGCGGCTTCCAGTCGTATTGATCCGACCCTTCCAGCACGATCTGATTGATGTAATCTACAACTACTACTTTTAATTTATCACCAAATTTTGCTTTGGCTTTGCCAACGTGCAAGTCGATGCTGCTGAGGGTCAAGTCCCTGTCGTCAACAATAATCATTTGGTTATCTGGCTTCAGTTGATGGTTGCGAACTAAGGTTTCTTCAAACTTAAAACGATCCCGATGCCGCATAAAATCCATTACTGTAGAATCTGCACTTTGAAACATACCTGCTCTAGCTTTGACTACTTTAAATACTTCTTCGTCTGTTAGCTTATTTTGCTTTAGTCGCTGTAAACTAACACCAGCTAAAATAGCTAAGTTACGTTCCATTGTTTCATAAGCAGTCATCTCAATAGAAAAGTAAATACTTGAATTGCCACTTTCGTACTGATTAACAAAAATGTTACTGCTAGTAATAGATTTGCCGCTGCCTCGTTTACCGCCGATGAGTACAAGCTCTTGCCTAGCAACACCGCCAAGCACAGCGTCAAAATTGTTATTAAGTCCAAGATAAACACGTTCTTTTTCCAAATCATCTGGATGGCGAAACATCATCATATCAGCCATTGTAAATACTTTTTCGCTGGTATGAGTTTTTTCCTCAATCGTTAACGCTATGGTAGCTAAGTTTTCTTTGATTTCGTCACTGTCATATACCGGAAGTTTATCAATAAACTTGTCCAGCAACTTAATTGTTTCGTTTTGAGTATATTGATCGATTAGTGCATCTAAGGCTACTTCAGCCGTAACTTCAGGAACCTCTGTAAGTCGGAGAGTCGCTAGCGTTTTTGTAGTCGGCCCCTCCCTCAAGGTTAGCTCTAAATCATCAAAAGACGGAATTGCACCGTATTTTTCATAGTGCTTGTTAATAGCACCGTAGAGGGAGCTGTATGCCGGATCTAAAAATACTAGCTTGAGTCTAGACCAAATATCTAGATTTTGCTCTACAAGCAGTTTATTTAAAACAACAGCACTAGTATCCACTATTAACCTACTTTAGATTCATTATCAACAATAACTTGGTCAATAATTTCTGTTATTTTAAAAAGTATTTGTGTGCGTAATTTTGCTAATTCTTGATGATAGTTACCGCTTTTATCATATAGCAAACTAAGCTGTTCATGAGTAATAAGCTGCTGCAGGCCAAAGTATATATGGTCATAAGCAATCGTAGAGTCAGGCATTACTTCAATATGTGCCTGTTTTCCGTAATTGTGAACAGCTTGTTTAACAACTTCTTCTACAGTAAAGGACTCAGTGTCGTGATATGTAATAGTTACTTTCATTGAAGTCCACAAATAAAAAGGGCCGGGTAGTCCGCGTTCGGCTTCCCGGCCCTGTGTTAAACTAAACTAATCAAGCAGCCAGTTTAGCTTCAGCTTTGGCTTTCTTGTCTGCGCCTTTGTAATCGGCAACATTGATACCACGACGAGTAAGCAGGGTACGCAGACCGCGTTCGGTTTTGTCAACAGCAGCAGCAATCTCTGCCACAGTCATGTTAGTGATCTTGTCACCAAGAGCAGCGATAGGATCGGTACTCTCTTTGGCATAGCTGTTACGCTGAGGAGGAATACGGTCGATCATACCTTTACGGGTAAGCGACAGTGCCTTGCCACGAACACTAGCGATTTCTTTACCAAGAGCCTTGGCAATATCTTCGATAAAAGCACCAGACTCGGCCATGGAGATAAACTTGGCTTCTTCAGCATCAGTGTAAGTGCGAGCAACTTCCACTTTCTCAGCAGGCTTAACGCTACTGGTCAGTTCCAGTGCAAGCAGTTTGCCTTGAATTTGCTTGGCAGTAAACTTGCCATCAGCAAAGTTTTCAGCGATTTCTTTGTAGGTAAGTTTGCCAGCATTGGCTTCCACAAAGTAAACAAGAGCGTCAGTTTCTTCATCAGTAAAGGCACTGGCTTTTACTTGGGCAAGACTAGCGACTTCCCGATCAAGTTGCCGCAGTTTGCTGGCAACGCTACGAGTTGTAAAATCTTCACCAAGCTGGTCAACAACTTCTTGTACGGTGGCAGCGCTAACGGGCGATTCGTTACCAACGATACTGAGCATTTTGTTAACTACTTCGTCAGACCATTTTTTAGTTTTTTCAGTCATTTGTATTTTCTTTCAGAAAAATTTGGAGATTAGAGATAATTGTGATTCCAAGAGAGTCGGCTTTAATTCGTTTAGTACTACCCTTGTTTTCTTCATCGACCAGATAATCAGTGGTTTTAGTCACGGACTCTGTTACTTTAAAGCCTAGAGCTTCCAGGCTTTTTGTTGCTTCAGTTTTGTTTTTGAAAGTTTGTAGTTTGCCAGTAATACACACTGTTTTTGCATTTGCAGCCTGCTGCGGTTGAGGGGCAGACTTGGTAGATTTAAAACTAAATGGCAAAAAGGTTTGCAACTCGGGCATATCTTGCTGCATAAACTGCATGAGATTAGCTGTTGCTTTTTCTCCGAGACCTGCTTGTTTACAGGTTTCTGGCGTAATATCATCAACTGATTCTACCACACTGGCAACTTTTTGACTTGCTGTACGACCAATAAGCGGAATACTAAAACTAGATAGTACTGTTGCCAAGTCGGCTTGGGTACTACGTTGAATTTCCACAAATAGCTTTTCAGCAACTTTTTCACTTCCAACTCGCTCAGCAATGTCATTTTGGCTGAGAACATACAACTCTGTAATATCATTGAGTTGTAGTTTTTCCAAAGTTTTGCTACCAAACCCCTTCATACCCAATGCCTTGCAAAAATGCTCCAGTTTTTTGCTGAGTTGAGCATCGCAAGCAGCATTACGACAAAACAGTTGATCGTTAACTGTTTCAAGAGGGTAACTGCAGCAAGGACAATTTTTGGGAATTTTGATTTGCATACTTGTTTGGCGAGTTATGTGTATATTATACAGTATAGAGCTGGGTAATTCAAGTAAAAATTTAAGTGAGCAGGCTGGAAAATTTACACATTGACTTTGTGGACAATGCAAGGAATAATTTCACCTGCCCTTACTACAGCAACAGTATCCCCAATCTCAATACCAAGCTGTTCAATAAAACCTGGATTATTTAGTGTAGCCCTACTTACCAAAGCATCACCAATCATAACAGGCTCTAGAATTGCTACTGGAGTTACCTTGCCAGTTTTGCCTACTTGCCACTCTACATCCAAGATTTTAGTCTCTACATGGGGCGGACGAGTTTTATAGGCATATGCTCCGCGAGGATGATGACTGGTATAGCCCAATTGATCAAATAGTTTGTGATCTTCTAGACGGAAAACCAGACCATCACTTGGATAAATTTTCTCCAGTTCTACTTCTTTGACAGTATTGAATCCTAGCTGTTTAAGATGTTGCATATCACCACTGTGGGTGTTGGTGATATGTGGAAAAATATCGTATGCAAAGAAGCTCAATGCGCGGGTTTTGAACTCATCCGAATCCTTTAGATTGAGTGCTCCAGCAGCATAGTTGCGGCTATTTGGGATATGTTTGGGAGCCACAATTTCACCTGTAACCTGGTAGACTCCGCGTAGTTCAATATTATGTGGAACCAAATGCTGACTTACCAACAGCTTTTCAGTGATATTCTGACCACATTTACCGTCGCCGCGAGTTAGTGCCTTGACCAATACACCGTCGATATACAACAAACTAACAGCCGCCCCATCCAGTTTAATACTATAACCTACTTCTCCGTATCCATGCAGAGGATTTGGCTTATTTTCGTCGTCATAGTGCTTTTGCAGGCTGTACATAGGCCACAGGTGTGGCTCAGCTTGTTGAGTTCTAGTGCCTACAACACTATATCCAATCGTATTGGCAAGCGCATCGAACACCTCATCACTAATGACAGGTGTTCCGGAGTAGTATTGCTGGCTGCAGTAGTCGAGATAGTCTTTGATATTATTCATATGTATATTATACTTGATTTACTCTAAACTGTCAAGCTGCTTTTCAGCCAGCTTATTATAGTAATGCTCGATTATTTCTGCACCTTCGGCTACGCTGCAAACTTCTAACAAACCGTCTAGCAGAGCATAGATAGTTTCCATAGTTGCTGGAACGCTAACGCCTTCGCGGCTGGGGATCCATTCACCATCATAACTCAAAAAGTACTTTCTGAGCTGAATATAAGTAACATCCTTGAAATCATTGATTACAAGATTTACTTGAAAACCTTTATCCAGGTTTTCACTGATAGTTCTGTGGTAAAAGATATTATCATCCATTACAGTTTGATCCCCATTTCCTCAAACTTTTTGAGACTTGCCAGCTCGTAGCTCTCCTGATAAGCAAATTTTTCCCAGTGCGGAAGCCATACACGGTAAATCCAGCAACTATGTTTATCAGACCACTGCTCGGCTACAATTTTAGCGATACACTCATAACGACTAGAGTATACATTTTCGCCTACTGTATAACGCTCCATTACACTTTGTTCTGGAAGCAGCGGTGGAGTAAAGTAATTATATGCCGGGTTTCTTTGTGGCACGCCATATTGTTCCAAGATATTTTTTACAAATTTAGTGCCTCGATACAGTGCATCCGCAATATTTTCAAGACTTACGTGTTTGAAATATTGAGAAATTACATAATCAATTTCTTCCTTGGTTACTGGCTTACCGCGCTTTTCTTCTCGACGTTTCTTAGTTGCGGCTTGCTTATCTGTGTACTCAGTAAGCAGTTTATCCAGCCGTGCAGTATTATAGCTCATACCAAGAATTTGGCAAGCCTCTTTCTTGGTAATGGCTTTTTTATCATCTTTGGGATTAAGCAGTCCAATAACGCGCTCAATATTAGCGTCTGTCATACGCTCTTGCTCAAGTTGAGTTTTTCGCTTAGAAGCCATACTTAATCCTTTTTTAAGAATTTATTGAAATTCGTCAGAATCGTCGTCTAGGAGACACAAATCGCTAATAGGAAACCAGTCTGTGATAACAGTTCCTGAGTCGTTGACGTAGCTAACCATGGCATGATCTTCTCGATTGGAATAGACTGCGTAACCTTTGATTGTACCGGTAGAGCCATTAGCATCAATAGTTACCTCCATATCTAGCAGATCGCGGTTCTCATAATCTTCAAAGTACCCACCCATGTCAAACTCCTCAGGCTTTAACAACTGAGAGAAGATAGGTGGCAGCTTTGCCAGTGAGTTTACCAAGAATGTCATCATCAACAGGTGCTCCTTTGGCTTCAATAGCTGCACGCAGATCAGCAATAGCGGATTCTTTACTTACACGCTTAGTGCCTTCACCGGCTTCTTTTTTCGTAGTCTTGCTACCACCAGCTGCCGGGTCTTTTTTCACATAAACTTGTGCTTGCACAAGTACCATGCGAACACCGTTCGGTGACATTTCCATTTCATCTGCAATGTCTTTGATGATTTCAGTGCTGGTTTCAGGAGTAGGTTCAGCTTGAGTGTAAAGATCAATTGCTTTTTGTTTGAGTTCGTCAGTCCAATTACTCATTTGTAAGTCCTAGTTAAGTTGTTGTTTAAAAGTGTTTAATTTATTGCTGCCAAATTTTTTTAAATCTTGCTCTAACAGCAATTCATACAAAGTATTATAACATACGGCAATATGATAAAGCAACTCTGAATTTATAATACTGTCTGGCAACTCGCTTAATTGAAGATTATTTTTCTCACAAGCCAACTGCAAATTGGTTGTAATTTGCGTAGTTAAAGAAACCGCAGTACCAAGATAATTATCTTCCCATAATTTAGGCTTAGACATGTTCTGCCACTACATTCTCCATATTTTCAGGAATGAATCTACGATAGTTATGTCTAAGATCGTACTTATTGATAAGTTCAGCTTGCAAATACTTATATTCATCAAGCAACTTACTGTACTGATTAACAAAGTCTGCAAAACTATCTACATCTAGGTCAGTTACGTCAATGCCTTCAATAAAGCGTTGAGGCTCTTGTACTACAGCAACGGTACGCTTAGAGAACTCACCATTCTTTTTAGTATATTCAAAATCTAGCAATTTCATGTGATTCCTTTGCTGAACAGAACAATAATTATATCAAAAACCGTATAATACTTCAAGTTTAAAATTAATCTTCTTCTTTAAGAACTCTTTTAAGGCCTTTAATATAACTTTCGCTCATACTTTTACTAAACAAAATAATGAACATAGCCGGAGCAAATACAAAAGTTAAACAGAAATAAATAAAAGTACTTGCAAGTTTGCGCTGTACTAGTGTATTATTAGTTTCTGTTTCTACTGCTTCTTGTACTACCGGATTCCAAAAAGATAGTGTACAAGTAGCTGCTGTTGTAGCGCAAAAAATTGCATATAAAATTACAGCCTCAATCATCGTTTGCGTTCCAGAACAATGCGTGCGCGATCCCCTAGTGCAAAACTAACTGGAGACTTAGGTTTTTGTGCCTTTGGCGCAGGTTCCGGTTTTTTGGTTGTTTTTTTCATTGATAAATTCTTCTAAGTTTAGTTACTGTAGTGCCTGGTAAAACTAGCACGTCTATTTTCCCTTGTTGCTCTAGCCATTGCAAATACTCTTTTACACTTAATTTTACACCATAAGTGCGTAAGTACTTTGCAAATCTTTGCTCCATGGGTTTTGTTAGCGTTATGTGTTTGTCGGTGAACAAATCGTTTAACAATTCCGCAACAATCATATAGTATACCACAAGTGATTGAGTGTGTCAACAATAAAAAACCCAGCCTATTGGGCTGGGTTTTTGTTACCAATAATAACTTGGTTCCATGCTTTCAAAGAAATCTCGCAATACTACTACAGGGTCGCCATTAGTATAAATAGGAAGTAGAATACTACGACCATCATACATATTTTCAAGCGCTAGATACTGGCCCAGCTTACGATTGTATCTGTCCTTGGGATTGCAGTGAGCAACACTTACTTCTGCAAATTTTCCACGAGGATACCCTTGTGTATCATGTACTTCTGGCTTATAACAGATTGTAGTTCCGCCATAGGGATTCTGTTTATTAAACAGATGAATAGTACGAACCCAGTGTTCCTGTGCCCATGCTTTCAAATCTACTACACTCGAGTCATCTGCTTCCAACTCAAACTCTGCGTTCCAATTCCAACGCGGCTCTGATTCCTGTTGCATTTTAAAGTTCCTATTGGTGGTTTCTATAGGATTCGAACCTATGACCTTTGCCGTGTAAAGGCAACACTCTACCGCTGAGTTAAGAAACCGTTTCGTTTAATAAAAGTTTAAGGCTTAAAAAGCCAGATTCAAAACTCCAATATAGATATACCTTATCTACCATTGGTTGCTGCAAATTCAGTTCTTCGAAGGATGATTTCATCCAATACCTCTAGTTTTTCACTAGAATTCATATAAGGCCAATTCTGTATTTCCTGCAGCGTTCTATAGCAACCAATACAAAGATGCGTAACTGCACTTAATTTACAGACTTTTATACACGGACTATTCATTATCTTATTGGCATCATATATTGAGATTTATTTCCTAGGATTATTACTCATAAACTTCAGAATCTCGTTATATTTATCTATAGGATTATCTGATTCTATAATAATATATCCCCTTTTCTCTAGTATGCTAGCATTCCAAGCATTTATACCAAATCCGGTAGGCCTTTTAAATTCTTTAATACTATTGTCCAGTGGAATAGGGCCAGTATATGGACCTCCAGGATGATATGGGAAATATTTATGTAATATAGTACTGTTATTTAGGGTACTTATTTCTATATTATTACCCATCATAATACTAACGTATTCTAGTGCAAATCGACTATAAAGATGTTTGCTGAGTTCAGAAGAAGGCAGCCTATTACCTACATCTATTATATACAGCTCACCATCTTTTATTTTCCCATCCAGTGTAACAATTCCATTTTTATTCGTATATTTTGATACGAAATCTAATAGTTTTGGTAAGGCACTATTAATAATATCTTGGTGTTTTGATGGATAGAGTCTTTGTGTAGTTATATAACTAAAACTATGATCTGTTTCTGTATCATATGTAGACAAAAGTCTTACAGTACCATTTAAGTTATATAATGTTATATTTACAGTAGGACCTTCAATGTATTCTTCAATTTGATATTCATCACCAAAATCATTATAATCATAAGGCTTTTCTGTTAAAAATGTTTGTAATGCTTCATAATTATCAAACCTTCTAACACCATTAGAACCGGAGCCTATTTTTGGTTTTGCAATTACTGGAAATTTTATAGAAGAATTATATAATATAGGTGTTTTTAATCCTACATATAATAATAACTTATAAATTTCAGGTTTAGAAAAACTACCAAACCCAAATAGATTTTGATAGATATCATTATGCGTAGGTACAATTACTTTGTATTGGTTATTATTAATTAGGTTTTTTATAGTTTTAGAATAATTATCGTTATTTAAATGATAAGTATAAAGTTCTATACCAATTTCTGTCAGTTTTTTAAAAAATGGTCTATCTACTTCCTGTTCTGGTACTACAATATCAATAAAATCTTTATAATAAAGTATAGGCCATTGATATGTATAAAATAATTCTGAACTTATATGTGGAAATAATATAGAACTCATTTTACGCAACAATTTATGGTCTGAGTGGTAGGAATCGAACCTACGATCTTCTGCTCCCAAAGCAGACGCGATAACCTGGCTACGCTACACTCAGTCTAGTGATTCAATTTTTCGCAGTGTAGACAGTTTATGACCTACAATAGTATCTGTAGGCTTGTAGCCATCTCCGTCTTTTTGATATACACGAATAAGTGCTCCTGGATCATCAGGAGATCCAGTAATTGTAAAGCTGGAGTTGGGTACTTGTTCACTGCCGCTAGTAATGATTTTGGTTACTTTTCCACGAGCAGTACCGCCACTGGAATTCCAGCTTACGCTATCGCCGCGTTTAATACTAGCCTTGGCTTTGTTGATAATACTTTCTAAGCTGGCAATGTAGTTATCAATATCTTGCTTTTTCATAAAAAGCTCCTGTATAGGTGGGCGATGATTTGGGACAGCTTCAATCATCATTAAGAACTTATCCTTTAAATTGGTCCCAGTTCACCCATTTTGGCGGAAATAGTTGGATTCGAACCAACGGTAGAGTATAAGCCCTACGACGGTTTAGCAAACCGCTGCCTTAAGCCTCTCAGCCATATTTCCAGTATTAGTGCCCATTTATTCTGTTACGAGGAAAATGGGCAAAACCCTAAGCCACAATCAAGCGGCTAAAGCAAATACCTCATCATTGGCATTTATAGTTTTTGCTTCTACGACCGAGCACTGCGTCTTTTTGTGCTATGGGCACAACGACTACAGCCTGTCCCAATCCTAACGGCTTCTGCATTGCCGAGTTGTCTACTTTGTTACTTGTTGCCCTGTCGAAACCATGGCTGGCCCAGTAGAAAGCATACTGCACGGTGCAGTCCTCAGGCACTAGGTGCCTGGGTAGGTCACGACCCCAATGCTTACTGGTGGACCAGGTGGGAGTCGAACCCACGTCCAAGACACTTTTTACTCTGTTTCATACAACCATAAGAAAACATACTGCCTACACTCACTTACGATTGGCGTAACCAGCGGTAGTGCAAAACCTGCTCATGCGTTTTTACAGTATGTTTTGTTATGGTGGCTGGGGATGATGGATTCGAACCACCGCATGGCGGAATCAAAATCCGCAGCCTTACCAACTTGGCTAATCCCCAACTAACTTACAAAATTTGACTCAACAATTCACGAACTTCAATCATTACTTGGCGATCGCCAGCCAATTCACCATGCTTGAGTTGATTACGCAGCAGTTGATCTACCTCGTAAATTACAAACATAGCTTCTTGTGATCGTACAGTTGCATAATACTCAGCTTCTTGCTCAGGCAAGTCAAACTCAAAGGTAATGGTTGCTTTCATGTTATTCCTCAACGAACAATATAGATATTATATAGAGTTTGACCGAGTACCGCAAGACAATAATTATGGATTTGCCAAGAAGAAACTTTTAGCAAACCCCAGTGGAGTCATACTACGCAGTTCTTTTGTTCGTTCACTTTTACCACCCAGCTTCATTAGCCACGACTGAGGGTCTGGCTCAACCGGGTTGCGTGGTAATTCGCGATTAAATTTACCCCACAAGCCAGTTTTCTTTGTATACGCGTCACCAAACCAATGTGGCTGAAAATACCAAGGATCGCCTAGTTGTGGTCGCAATTTTTGTAGTCTACCAACTGGATTTTCTAGTGCCCACCAGTTGGGATTGCACCAGTCTATAATTTCCAGTGTTTTATCTACCAAGGCCAAGCTGGCTTCGGTACGACCATCTAAGTCTTTTTGCTTCCAATACTGCGCGCCACTGCTGGCAAAATCAGTGCATGGCGGTGCTGCTAATATGCCATGCACCTTATCAGGTAAATCTTGTCTGGTTAATTCTAGTATATCAATATCATGTTTAATGTCTACTTGATATACATCATAGCCTGCTTGCCTATAGTAGCTAGGCCAGTTGCCTGAGTAATCAAATAAACTAAGAATTACCAAGTAATTTCTTCTTTGGTCACTGCACGCAACAGTAAGTTAATACCAGTCATTGCAAGTGCTTGAAGTTCGGGAGTTACCACGAATCCGTACTGAGTCTGCACAATAAGTCCAGCACAGGCGATAAGGTTAACCCAAACTGTTTTAGAATGATACCAAGGCTTAAGCATTATAATTCCTAAAAAGTGGTGCCCCTGGACGGACTCGAACCGCCAACCTACTGATTACAAATCAGTTGCGCTACCAATTACGCTACAGAGGCTTATTGTATTGTTATTCTAACCAAAAGATTTCGTAAACACCTTGTAAAAAAGTATCAGCAAAAACCCAACCATCATTATGAGCTTTATGCCAATCTTCTCCCCAAGTGCTGACAAGTTTATATACTGTTCTAGTATCGCCGGTAGTTTTATTAATGGCTTTTGATTGCGCTATAATAACGTGCGTATGCTTTGAACAGTTATTAAATCCAGTATGAGCATCTAAACAAATATTTACCATTACAGGTATATTATTTTCTAATAGCTCATTTATTTGTTTATACCCTAACTCTACACTCATTGTAGGGTTTTTAACAATATTTATTTTATACTGCTTACTACTATTGACGGATACGTTATTACAAGATTTAGGTATGATTAAATCAGTAAAAAACTCATCCGGAGATTTAAAATTTTTATCGGTTGTTATTTGTTTAAGATCAAGTTTAGGAAATCCAAGTGACATTATTTTCCACTCAAATTCATTAGCCCAATACTTCATCCTGTTTATGTCTGTTTTTGCAGAAGCAATATATGCATTATACATAGAGAATACTTGGGCAAAGTCATTTGCTTTGTTTACTCTATAATTAGTTATAAAATCATAGTTACAATCAAAATAACTTGCAGCACCTTTTTGTTCAACTATTTTGCTTAATGCAAAAAATGCACTTCCACCACTGTGCCAGTTTAATATTTCTCTATTTTGCTGTTGGCTTGCCAAAACTAATGATAGCCCTGAAGTTCTATTGTAGTTTTCGCAAGAAGTCTTATTGCTCATGCACTCATGTTGATCGTGCAATATACTAGCAGCATGGGCCGCACAAAATGGAAAAGGGTCTTGACCTCTATAGAGTTTAACTCTAGAGGTTGTACCCAATACATTATTTTTAGATACTGTCCAGCCTAAATTAGTATCTACTAATTGCATTTGTGGCCAAATAGGCCATTTTTCTGCTAGCTCTGCTAAGGTTTCTTTTGGCTGTTGTATATCTGCTGTTGACTGACCAGTAGTTGCTAGATTACCAGCTACTACAATGATTTCTGTAGCCGTTCTACCGCTAGTATCAGTAGCGGTAAATTCGATATTATTATTTCCTGTTTGTAGCGGCAAATTTACTACAGTCCAAGTAGCATAATTACCATTTTTAATTAAACTAGCTGTGCCTTGGGCTACAACAGTACTATTAATCCTATTAATCCATTTAACAGAATTAATCCCTATATTATCTACTGCAATGCCGGATACAGTTAAATATGTATTAGCAATAAAGTTAGTTATAGAAGTTAATGCAATATTTGGATTAGTATTATCTACAACAGGAGTAGGAGTAGTACTAGTATCATTTATGGATATATTTACTGTTGGTTGTCCTGCTGCTACAACGCCTACTGTCATTGTTTCAGCACCTTCAGTAACCAGATCATTTTTAAGTAATACAAACATTGTAGCAGACCCAACACTATCTAAAATAAAATTACCTGATAGTGCAGGAGTTTGCATAACACCATTTACAACCATTATTTCAATATCATCAGGAGATATACCAATAATATTCCACGGAATTAAAGCGCCAGGCACTGTTCCGGTTGTATTTAATGTAATAACTGCTGAATCACCTTCATTAACCGCACCTAATGCTGGTAGCTTAGCAAGAGTGTAGGTTGGTTGTGGAGTCGCTGGTGTAATGCTTGTATCATTAATAGTTGCAATTACATTTAAACTATTAATAGTAGTAATTGAACTTAATAATTTTAAACTTAATGTTTCTGTGCCTTCTGTTGCCTGATCTGCCTTAAAGATTATTACTAAATTAGCAAATCCTGCAGCTCCTTGTGCACCTAAATCAAAGTATCCTGTTAAAGCAGGCTGATAGCTTACTCCATTAAGTACCATTGATTGAATATCATTGATCTCAATCCCTGTTATTTCAAACGGTACTAAAGTTCTATTAGGAATATTTAAGCCTTTAAGGTTTATAACCAAGGCATTATCAATATTACCTTCATTAAAATTGCCGGAGTAAGGCTCTCTATACAGAGAAAAAATAGAAACTTGACCTACTTCTTGTAATGTAATTGAACTAGAAGTAGGTAAAATTATTTCTGCTTCTTTCTTGTTTACTTTTAATTTATACTGCGAACCTTCTGTTTCTGTTTCTGTTTCTGGTTTTGTCTCGGAATTCGTGAATTGAGTGGTTACATCACCATTTCCACAAGATATGAGAAGTGCAGTACTTAATGCTAATACTAGTTTTTTCACATACTATCCTAAAATAAATTAGGAAGTATTACATGGCAGCAGCATTCCGTTTTTGTTGGTAATACTCACCAATGAAATCTTCAAAAGTTTCAAAGGTATTTTCGAACTTCAGTTGGTACAATTTGGTCAGTGCATCCAAGACTTCCAACACGTCTTTGGCACTGGAATTATGTTTTGTGCAGTATTCACTAACTGCTTTCAACTCATCTACCAGATTCCAGCACTGCATGATTTGTTGCTCAAGATCGAACTGCTTGCTCACGTTATTTCTTCCTTTGTTGTAAAAATTGGCTGTCTTGGTTGGGTTCGAACCAACGACCAACAGATTAACAGTCTGCTGCTCTACCTGCTGAGCTACAAGACAATTGTGGTGGGCCCAGCTGGATTTGAACCAACGACACGCGGATTTTCAGTCCGCTGCTCTACCAACTGAGCTATAGGCCCAATATAGTGTATGGTGGCGGTGCCGATCTCCGCTTCTGTTAAAACCTGGCATTCACGTTGTTGCCACGTATATCATTACGAGTACGACTCACCCTAGTCACCGCTTTAACAGCTTATAGGTTCATGTGTGGAGTGCCCACACTCATTCTCACCATATTCAAGCACACTAGACCGGATTGCCCATCACCTAGTCCGGACGGTGTGCGTGTAGGCAAATTAGTGCGCTTGAATATGGTGCCAGTGTTGCTGGCTCAGGAATCCCGGTCCTCGACATTTAGAGAATGCCTACATACCACCCTACTCTAACCATATTGAAACACACTGTTTAGTTCTTTTGACCTATCCGCAAGCGGTAAAGGTAATGTGCTTCAATATGGTTATCCACCCCCTACTGTGGACTTCCATAATCTTCTGACTCCCGGACGACGATCCGATCCCGCCTTTCAGTGACCAGTCTACCATCTCCGAGTTTGACGGTAGAGCATTTAGCGCCGCAGTGTGCTGCTGGGTCCTAGGGAATGGACTAACAAGCAGGGCGGGTCAATTTAATATGGTTGCAGAGGCAGGATTCGAACCTGCGATTCTTGGCTTATGAGACCAAGCGGATAGACCACTTCCATACTCTGCGACTGTTAATTCTGGTTACCATCATCTGTTTAAGAGTCTTAGAACGACTCCCCATTTTGTTATCTCCTGGCTAGTGGAGCAAATGGGTATTAGTTATACCACGATGGTTTGGCTGCTTGGCCACGCATTTTTACAACAGAACCAGTAGTAGTGCAACTGAGTTATAGACCATATTCACTTATGGTCGTTTGCTTTTAACCACACAAACTTATTTGATTCCTAGCGTCCTAGGCTTTTCGATTTGTGTGAACTGATTAGCTAAACAGCGGTCGACTTTTGTTTAGCCATTGCAGTGCACTGTCCTGAGATCACAGGAATTTTACTCAATAACACTACTGCTGGTGCCCCGAGCCGGACTCGAACCGGCACGCCTTGCGGCGGAGGATTTTAAGTCCTCTACGTCTACCTATTCCATCACCGGGGCATATCTCAATCAATAAATAATATTATACACGGTTAATTGACAAAAATCAAGATTAAACTTCTAGAAGTTTGCCGTCACCATAGGCAATATAAATATTGCAGAACTCTTGCAGCAGTTGTGGATAGTCACGGATTGAACAGTACGGGCCATCAAAAATCTTAAAATCTTTTCCGGCTACCCAAGCATCCAGTGCTTGTTCTTTGGTTTGATATTTGCGGCCATAGGCTGCTCGCAGTACAATCGGTGTGGTTACTTGCGCTAGTGCGTTTTGCATTGTTTTCTCCAACAGAAATAATATTATAGCAAAACCGGATTACAAAGTCAATATTAAAAATTTTTTTAGTATTCAGGGCTGACTTCCCAGTTGTGGTTCAAATAGTACTCCTGCACAGCCAATATGGCCTTGGTAAGTTCCACAGCGCGTTCAGCCTTAAAAAACATACCGTCACCATTAGTAGTACTCTCGTATACAATATCACCGCCTACATCGGGTACACACGCAATAAATCGGCCATGCCGCAAACGAAAGTAAGCAACCAGCTCATCTCCAGCATATACATCGTACTGTTCCGGACAAGCAAAGCAGGTTAATTCCAGTCTATAACCGTGAATCAGTATAGGTTTTTTCCACATTTGATGATTCATGATTTCCCCAAAGAAACAATATTATAGCGCATATAAACTCACAAATCAACACTATAATTTTTATGGAAAAAATAAGCCGGCAAAAGCCGGCTTTAGTATTACTGCTGTCTAAACCATTCCAAACACAATCGGTCACAGTCTGCAACTGTTTGTGGATTGTGTGATTTAACGTAGTTATAAACACATTTATCGCTGCTGGGAGCTAGCCATTGGACTAGCAGTGCCAGTAACATGGCTTAATCTCGCTTTGAGACAAAACCGTACAACTCTTGTGCTTTACGCACAATATCGCCAAAGTCGTACATTTTAGGAGCATACTTCTGCCAGTCTTGAGCGACTGCTTGATTTGTATGTACCAGTTCATCAAATGCTTGTTTGGCAAAATCTAAATTAGTTGCATACTGTTCGCTGAGATACTCTTGTGCCAGCTCTAGCATGCGCGTTCTGATTTCAAAAGGATTACGATCACTCATTTATTTACCTCTGTGTGTAGTGTAGTGCTGCATATTCTGCTAGCTGAATGTGAAAACTATCTGCTAGCAAACGGAGCGAACCATCAGTTAAATACATTTCAAATGTATTTAACAGTTGATCTTGTTCGCGTCGCTCAAAACGAACAAGATTTACTTTGTCTAATTTTTCAAATCTTACTGTTACGCTTGCGTGTTCGTTGTGCTGTAGTACTATTAGTGTTTTCATTTTTAGGTTCGTTTTCGCGAGCATGAATTGCACGTTCAGCAGCTTCGCAGTCAGCTAGTGTATCAAACTGGCAACGACCGCGTTCGCCATATTTATACTTACCGTTATTGCACTTAAAACAAGGCATGGTTTATTCCGGTTTAGGGTCTGATTTAGGCTTTGCGCTTATACGGCCGCGTAATTCTGCTTGAATCATGATTTGGCGAAGTTCGCTTCGCTCATGCTTGCACAACACATTGGCTAGCAGTGTTTTAGTTTGCTTATCCAAACGGTATGCGTTTGTAGTTGGAATTTTCATAATTTTATATGGTGGTACCAGGGGTGGGAATCGAACCCACGTTACTCCGCCTTATCTAGACGGTGCTTTACGAGTTTATAAGGCTCGCCCTAAGGCCAACATTAGCAACCCTGGCATTTTGATTTTACTGCTCAAAAGGCTCGTAGTCGCTTTTGCCTACACCACACTCTGGGCATTCAAAGTCCTCGGGTACTTCACTCCAAGGCCCGTCAAGTGTTTCGTCATGTTGATGACCGCAAATAACGCATTCATAAATCATTTGTTAATTTCCTTGGCTAGCAGTGCATAGCCTGTTTGTGTGGGATGTACTTTGTCTTTGGACATATGTTGCTGCGGTCTTGGCAGCACAACATCAGCATACTGTGCTGCTACTTGCAGTACTGCTTCAGCTGCTGGTAAGTTGTTTTGACTTGGCAAAATCCAGTATACCTTGTGGCCGGTTACTCGCTTACGAATATACTGTAAATTGGCTAGCGTTGGCATGTTACGATCATTGCCGCCAAGACTGATTACTACTACTCCAGCACTAATATCTGTGCCGTCCAAGTAGTGATTGGCCCAACGACCACTGTTCCAGCCAACATGTGCTAACTTTTTGCATTGTGGCATGTGTTGGTGAACACCGACCGCAACACTATCACCTAAGACCAAACATTCGAGCATAATACAATTTTACAAATATGTTCAAGACGCTCAACGTGTTCAAATGCACGCCAAGGGCTGGTGCTGACTGCTACCACTCCATGATGTGAAATAGTAACAATATCAAAATTTAAGCTGCCAGTATCAGGATCTAAACCAAGTGCCCAAGTAGTTGCATCTGCTAATTCAGTACTCTTTTCTTGAACCACTCCAACTGGTGGTCCGACTTTGGTATGCAAGCACAACTCGGGAAACTCTTTCGAGATTCTGCCTAAGTTAACGCCAGCACGATCAGCTGCAATAGTCCACGTTGGATGTAAGTGTAGTACTACGCGTACTGGCGTATCCAAGTTGTTTTGCAGTTGCATATGCAGCGGAAGTTCAGCACTGGGCTTTAATCCCTGACTAATTGGTGTATAAGCCGCTTCGCTCCAACACTCTTGCAAAAATGGAGGAACTGCCAGCGTTCTGGTACTCCATTCCATTTTTTTAAACATTTCCGGCTGCATATTTTGCTTACGAACGCCAGCTGGAGTAATGTAAAAATAATCTTGATCTCGATAGCGTACACTGGCATTACCATCACGACTGGTAATCCAGCCGCGACGGTAACTTTCTTCGAAAACTTCACAAACTGTTTCTAGCATTATTCACCAAACTTTTTGTACTGCTCGGCGTGTTTACGCTCTACATTTACCAGTGCACTAAATCGTTTAGTTGCTTTATTAAGCAATTCTAAAAATTTATTGGCGTGCTCTTGGCTTTCTGTAGTTTGTAGCATCATTTCTTGTGCTTGCATATAATCACGCTCTGCTTCAGCTTGCTTTTTAAACTCGGGATACATAGTAGTATACTCATATGTTTCGCCAAGAATAGCCAGCTCCAAACATTCGCGCGGAGTAATGTTTTTATGCAGCAACTCTAAATGTGCCCAAGCATGCAACAGCTCTTGATCTGCTGTTTGCCAGAAATGTTCTGCCAGATCATCAAAGCCGTGTTCTTTGCAAATTTTTGCAAAGTAACGATACTTTACATGAGCCTGTGATTCGCCTGCAAAAGCAGCCTGTAAGTTTTGGTGTGTGTTTGTCATTAATGATTATTCCTGTTGTTGGGAATCTAATACGTCATGAAGCATGGCCTGAAATTCTTCTCGCGCTTGCAAAAAGCTCCAGTAGCCTTGGCCATTAAAAGTTGTGGCAGCCTGTGCCATCGAATCTGCTAAATCACAAAGTGTTTTATAATTAAAGTCATAGTTGTTCATGTTAAACCCGCAATACTATATTACGTGCCAGCCTGTGCCACGAAATACAATCGTAGCGCTGCTAAATGGACTGGATAATACTAGTTGTCCTTGATTATCTATAGTTTCTCCAGCCTGAGGTACTATAGTAATCTTACCAGCTTGGGGTCCTAATTCGTCTTTTATTATAAATATTCTGCCTTCTAAGCCAACAGGTAGTGTGATTGTAACAGGTTTTTTACTGATAACGCCCATATAGTCGTTATCTTCTGTTATGGTTATGTCAGTAGAAGTAACAGCAGTTTCTATAAAAATTGATCCCGGACTAGGTGGGCTTGGTGGGCCCGGAGGACCAGGCGGTCCTTGTGGTCCTGGATCGCCTTGTATGCCTGGTATACCAGGAGGTCCTGGTTCACCCTGTGGTCCCGGCGGTCCACTACTCTGATTTATTATTAAATCATTGTCACTTATTGCTCTTGGTATTGGCGGTGCTATTAACCAAGGCGG